CCTAAGCAAATGGCTGCAGGTAAAGCTGCTGGTTTAAGTGGTATGAATGGCTTAGAAGCGCTACTAATGGCAAACCAACAAGCTAGAGTTACTGCAGGTTCTGAAGATGAGGCAGGCAATAATTTATCTAATTTATTAGTCAAAATTTCTGCCAAAGAAACAAATGAACGATTCAGAAAACTCGAAATAAAGGGAAAAGACGGTAAAACTCATGGTATTGATTTCATCAAATCCATGGAGAATGAGAAAAAACAAGGTAAAAATTCACTTGAAGCCTTTATGTCTATTATGGATATGGTTATAGGACAAGATGAAAAATATAAGGAGTTGCAAAAGAAATTAAAGACAGCAAAAAAAGAAGAACAAGCTGGAATTATCAAGGAAATGTCTAATTTGGTAGAAGGTACTGCTATCGGGCAAATTGTGTCAGACCAACAAGCGCTAATGGCTCTATTGGGTATGCGTAATAATGTTCAGCTAGGGAAGGATGTTCAGGAGCAATTACAAAATTCTAATGGTGCTGTCGATAAATCACATGCTGTTATACAAGATACCAATAGTGCCAAATTGGAAAATGCAAAAAATAGCTTTGAATTTGCACAAATGGAAGGCATGAAAAGTTTTAATAATGCACTTGGCGATGCGGCTACAAAACTGGCTGAATATGCGAAAGCCTATCCTGATTTAACCTCTACACTGACTGCAGCTGGCACTGTTATTACAGCATTAAGTACGGCTGCGATTGCGGCTAGTGGTGCATTAGCATTATTGGGCGTTAAACGAGGCGGAATTGGGCTTAGTGATGTAGCAGATGTTGCTGGCAATCTAGGAAAAGGGAAAAACGGTTTAAAAATTAAAGGGGGCGGTAAGTTAGGCAGTATTCTTAGTGCAGGGGCGCTTTTTACTAGTGGTTTAATGATTGCTGGAGAACAACGTACAACGGAAGAAGCGAAGGCTGAAGAAAAAGCTGAGGCGAAAACCGCTCAAGAAAAACAGCTTGAAAACCAATTTTATGCCAATGCTTACGGTGGCAATAAACCGATCACAACCCATTACGCACCGCAAGGTTTCGGTTATAACAAAAATTCAGTCTGGGGGACGGCTTCTCGCTCGGGCGAAGTGGCTGAAATTGCACGTAAAGATGAAGTTGCCGCTTTACGCCTTGAGCGAGGCACACTCACGCAAGCCCAATATGATGAGCGCACGCGCCAAAGTGCGGTGAAAATTGCGGACATTCGTAATCAGGGGAAAGGCTATTCAGGCTTAGCTGTAGCGGCTAATGACACCGACTCCGCTTTAAGTCGCACACTGGGTGATTTATCTGGCTTGGCTAACTATCAAGCAGACTTTCAGCATTTTGGGCAAACCATTAGCGACGGATTAAAAACTGCCATTGAAAGCCAAAATTTTACAATTCAAAATCAAATTAAGATTGATATGGATGGGCGACCTGTTTATGAAGGGGTTGCTGAAAATATCTATCAATCAATGAAACGGGGGTAACTATGGGTTGGACAATGCCTGTGCAACGTGCGAGTTTTCGTGGCGTGCGTTTCGATGTGCTTTCGGTGGATGATGATGTCTATCGCTCGACCATTGAGCATGCTTATCCTTTCGTCAATGGCGCAGACGTGGAAGATTTGGGGTTAAATCCATTAACCGTGCGTATGCAAGCCGTATTTTATGGGCCAGGTTATTACACGGACTTTAAGAAGTTTTTAAGCGTGTTACAAAAATCAGGTGCGGCAACATTAGTGCATCCGATTCGTGGGCGTTTGCAAAATATGATTTGCACCGGGGCGAGTTTTCACCACGAAGCGGAGATGATTGATTATGTGGCGTTAGATTTGACTTTTATCGAATCTACGCCAGCTAAACCGATTTTTGTCTTTAATTATTCCCTATTGGCCAAAATAGATGCCTTACTGACTGAATTAGAAAATTTTGTTGATGATGTGATGGCATTGTATGGCGAATTTATGGAGATTGTTGCCTTTGCTGCTAATACAAAATCACGTTTGTTGGGCGTGTATGGCGCATTATTTGGCTGTTTTGAGCAAGTACGCGGGTTATTTGATTTTGATAAAACGAAGTATGGTGTATCGCCTGTCGTGACACAAGATAACTTTAAAGCAAAATCTAGCCGAGCTGTGCGTGATTTGGTGACAATGATTGATTTTGGATTGCGCCAAATTGCTTCGCGCAAGGACTTAACTACCCGAGCAAAATTTAATGAGGTACTCCGCACAATACGTCAAATTAAGCATATCCCTGCTGATTTGGTAAGCGGTAAGAATATCAAATCTGCCAAAGAGCAAGCCGCGTTGAAATCATTAACGACCTCTTTTAGTAAGGATGATACAGAATCTGTGCATTTAATGATGCAGTTAGCCTCCAGTGTTGCTTTGTTGCGTATTGCCACTGAATTGGTAGAGGACGATGATTTATTGCCACAGGATATTGATTACATCACGACTCAAGTGCGGTCGCAAATTATGGATAATTTACAATTGTTACGCAAACAAGTGGACGATGAACATCGTGGGGAAAATATCACGGTATTAAGCACACCTAATACGAGTTTTTATACGGCTGCGCACAATACGGCAGAGCAATTACGCAATAAAGCGCATAAGTTTACTCAACTTGCCCTTGCGGCAATTAATCGTAAACCGCCTTTAATGGTTCGCGAAGTGCTATTTAGCGGTACCGTACAACAAATTGCACATGCATTTTATCAGGATTACAAACGCGCAGATGAATTATTAAGGTTGAATCCGCAGATCCGTTATCCGAATTTTGTTGAGCGTGGGGAGTGGTTAAACAGCTATGTCAAATAATTACCCTTATGAAAATGATGTTACGGTGGAAGTGGACGGTAAAGCCCACAATAGCTGGAAAAGTTATGATATTGATAGTGACTTTTTAATCCCTGCCGACGCCTTTAAATTTGATTTGGGCGTGCCTTCAAACAGCACGGTTTTACCTGATTTTTCGGGGGCTGAAGTGAAAGTGCGTATTAATGGCGAGTTGGTGATGACAGGCATCGTAGATACGACACAGCATACTATTAGTAAAACTAACCGCACTTATAGCCTCAATGGGCGTGACCGTGCGAGTATCCTTGTGGATTGCTCTGCCCCAATCACCAATGTAAAAGGCTTGACCGTGTTGGATGCAGTGACAAAAATTGTTGAACCACTTGGTATTAAAAAAGTGGCATTGCGTGCGGAAAATAACCCAACATTAGATAAAGTCGATATTGACGTGGGCGAAACAGCATGGAACGCGGCAATGCGTTGTGCGAACTCGGCAGGCTTGCACTTGTGGTTTGAACCCAATGGGGAGCTGATTGTAGGCGGTGCGGATTACAGCACGCCACCTGTGGCGACCTTGTGTTGCATGAAAGACGGCAAACGAAATAACTTTGAGCAGGCGGATTTAACGTTTGATGTATCAAATCGTTTTAGCGAAGTCACTTTTCTTGCACAAAGCCACGGCAAGCAAGGGCAAGACAATAAAAATGATCTGAAATGGGTTTATAACGATCCTGAAATGACCATCTACAAGCCGAAAACCGTGGTTGTATCTGATGTGGATAATTTAGAAGCCTTGCAAAAATGGGCGAAAAAATACATTGCGGACAGTGTGCTGGAAGGTTTTACCCTTACTATCGTTGTGCCCGATCACAAAATGCAAGACGGCACATTATGGCAACCAGGGCAACGTGTGCACGTGATTTGCGAGGAATATGAGATTGATGCCATTTTCTTTCTTATGGGACGGCGTTTTACGCTGAGCCGAAACGGTGGCACACAAACGGAATTACGCTTTAAACAAGACGGCATTTGGACACCAGACGCTTACAGCGCAAAAGCGGAAAAAGCACGTAAACGTAAGGGTAAAAAAGGTAAGAAAAAGAATCAAGGCGATTTGATTTCGACAAACGGACAAGGTGGTTGGACAAAATGAGACGATTAAGCCAAGCCATTCAACAAAAGGCGCAAGGTGCGGTGGACGAAATCCGTCAAGCCTTTCGCGGTGTGCTGCACTTGGTGAAAAGTGCGGACAATATTCAGAAAGTTCAGGCCTCGGGTCTTGCCGATGAAACCTTACAAGACGTGGAGTTGATGCAACAATTCGGCTTAACGTCCGTGCCACCTGCCGGCACGCAAGTGGTGGTATTACCCATGGGGGGCGAAACAACTCATTCCATTGTTATTGCGACCGAAAACGGATCTTTTCGTGTTAAAAACCTAAAATCGGGTGAAACTGCCGTTTACGATGAAAGCGGCAGCACGATTATTTTAAAACAAGGTCGATTAATCGAAATTGATTGTGATATATTAAAAATAACCGCTACGACCAAAGTTGAGATTAGTAGTCCGATTGTTGAGACAGACCGTGTGTTTACTGCACAAGGGCAAATTAACGGTAATGGCGGCATGGCAATTCAAGGTGGTTCCGGTGCGTCGTTTACTGGCAATGTGACGCAAACTGGCGGTAGTATCACGACTGATGGCGATGTAACGGCAAGCGGTAAATCCCTTGTTAGCCATACCCACCAAGGCGACAGTGGCGGCATGACAGGACAGCCACAATAACTTAATTAAGGGGGCGCTGAAATAGGCTGCCTCCTTTTTTTTATCCCTTTCTTTTACTCTGTCAATATGGACAGAGAGATCAGCCCGCTTACCGGGGACTATACAA